CAGCCGTGAGCGGTATTTTAACACTCGCAACATTTGAATAATTAACACCGTTTATTGTGACATTTTTTGCCATTGTAAACTCCTTATGAAATCATTATTTCTGCGGCTGTCGGTACAACCGCAGTAAAAGTTACCAATCCGTAATTACTCGGAATCTTTATCCGTTCGGGTATTTCTTGATGTGGTATCAAATCTTCCGAACCTTCAAGTTCGCGCACAGCATCGCAGATAGCCGTAAATAATTCATTGACCGTTTTATACTTATACACTACGACGCACCCCCCAAGATTAATTCGTCCACCGCAGCCAACACATCAGCCACAATCGCTGTTTGGTCTGCCGTTGTCCAATAGTCTATGCCGCGCACTGGTGTATAGCCGTCTTTCCCGTCTTTACCCTCTGCCTTGACACCAGTATCGGTTTCACCTAAATACCAATTTCCGTTTGTCCCGATATGCGGCGTTATGCCGTCAGCTCCTGGTAGTCCTCTAGGACCACTTTCCGCTATTTGAACTATTATATTAAGGCCATTATCCTCAATAACACCCTTCAATTCATTATTCATATGTTACCTCTCTTTTAATAGTAAATTTACTTGGAGGTATTATTGTTTTTACTGTCCCATCTTTTCTAGTGAGCTGTATATCGTAATAGTAACTTGCAAAGCCCATAGATTTAGTATCAGCAGGTGAAATGTTTATATATGCAACTCCATCTGGGAACTCCGTTATAATCTTTTGTATTTTTTTTTCCTCTGTGTTGATAGAGGATTTAACTGTAAAATACAAAGTATCTCCATCTTCTAATGGGACATCCACTCCTTGGGCATCTTTACATGATACCTTTATAGTTTCTGTGTCACCCCGTATCATTGATATATTATAGCCTTGAATTTCCATGTTTCACCTTCATTTGGTATATTTATTATATTAGTTTCCACCCACCTGATACGGCTATCTGGGGGGGGTGGGTGGAAACTACCTAATATAAGGCTATCCGGCAAGATAGCCAGTCGAGATTACTTTTCCATTCGGTTCTTATGCTTGCCGGCATAATCCCTTCGTAAAAGCAGCTTCTTCGTTCTTGCGCCTGTCTCGCCAAGTAGGGACTCGAACCCTAAAGAACTTCTGATTCTCTCTACCTTTTCCACCACTCGAAAGGTTAAGAGCGATAGGTTATTCAACGGTTACTCCTATAAACCCAAGTATAAAACAAAGCGCGATTGTATTATCCTTTTAATTTACAGAATTAAATTTGATAATGAATTGCTGTGAGCGCTTTGAAAAATTAAACAAGGCACCAAGATATACTTGCATAAAAAATATCTTTATTAAAAAGTTTGCTGCGAGTGCCTTAATCTTATATTAATATAATATAGGATTTTTGTAGAAAAATCAAATTTTAACGATTTCTACTAAATAAAACAGTACCATACTACAAAACCATATGCGCGCCAGATGTGTCGATACCAACCATTCCAGTATGTTGTTTCCCTATTTTAGGGGGTAGGGGTAGAAGCGGTCCCTCATGAATTTCTTTTATGGCTGTCCAAGTCTACGGCGCGGCTAATTCAGTGTAGACCTTATTTACCTACTAGCAAGGTGGAATATTCTCCTCTTTGGAATTAATACTAATACTTCGTTTAATATAGCATCGCCTCCATACAAGGATAATTGCCAGCTCTTTCCGGAAAGAGCGCTTACGAGAAGTGCGTCCCGCCCTATAATTTCCGCCATAGTGGTGAAGCGGCTTAAATATTAACATCTATTTAAGTGACGGTAGATATAAAGGCTCTACGACCTGTTCTATGATAACCGCCATAGAACGTAACGGTTTAACTTTGAGGTGAGTTATGACGATGACATTTAAGGTGTCACCGCCCGACCCGTTTGTTAGATTAGTTCAGTTGATTTACTTTACTAATCATATCCATGCGCACCACGTGGAGGTGTGGTCTCGCGCACTTGCGGAGAGTGGGACTCGAACCCACGACTTTCTGCTTATGAGGCAGATGAGCTACCGCTGCTCTATCCCGCACCATCAACAAGACACATTTTTTGCTATTAAAATCTCATACTTGTAAAAGGATTGCTGTATGTGTCTTAAAAAAAATTCTATTCTTTCTTAATTCTCTATATATAGTATAGCGTATTTTTCAGAAAAAATCAAATTTTGAGTATTGTTTCAACTGATGAAAATTTAGGTTTTAATTAGATGGTAAACTAGACCCATAAGGATTTTAACAATAACACCGATAAGAAGTCCTTGTTTATCCTCACCACAAACCTCTTATCATAGGCAAAATGAGTTATAAAAACATTTTTTTTCATTAATGTATAGATTGCTGTAATGGGTCTAAAAATTCTATTAGCGCCGAATGAAACGTGTACCTACCCTTCCTCTCATTACTGAGCCAGTAAGATTAGTGGCTGCCCAGGCAGGGATTGAACCAACGACCGCTCCAATATCAGCGGAAAACTCTACCAACTGAGCTACACTAGCATGAAGTGCCCATTATAGGTCTTCCACTACTTCAGCTTCTACTTCTACTGGTTCAACAGCATCAATAGTTTCCTCAGCTTCTGCAGTCGCGGCTTTGGCTTTCTTAGCTTCCAATGCTTCGTACTTCGCGCGAACACGAAGGAAATATTCCTTTTGTCTTTTTTCCCGCTTTGCTTCTTTAATACTAAAATGTTCTTGTGCCTTTTTAATAATGTTCTGAACTTTACGTTCATCAGCATTACTGTAGATAATTTTCATACCATTCGGGGCAATAATAGCTTTCATAATAATTTCCCTTCTTTTTTTTAGTGGCTGCGGTGTAAGGATTTGAAACTTAGAGCGAGTCAAAGTCACTTGTGTTTACCCGTTACACTACACCGCAATGTGGAGCCGCGAGTCAGAATTGAACTGACGACCTACTGCTTAGTCTAACAATGTTTTAGGCTTCCTTACATAGTTTTTGTATTTGTACTTCAGCTTCGTAGTCCTTTGCAAAGTTTATTCCGACTATTTGTCCATTCTTGGGTGGAATAAAACGGAGTTTCTTTGAAGTAGAACATTCTTCTACTGGTACTAAATAACATTTTCCTTCATAGAAGGTACAAAAACAATCAATTTCATCTTTCGTATACCTCCTTGAGATATTTTCAGTTGCATTTACCCGAGTACTCCTACAACTAAATTCAATTACTCCTTCTTCCTTTAAGGTTGAAGATTTACATTGAACTTTTAATAGTTTACTCCCAATATCAACTATGAAATCATATCGTGAGTTCTCCCCATAGGGAATACTCACTAGATAACCTAATTGATAAAAATAGGTAATGCACTGAAGCTCTGTAACAAGTCCTTTTTGTTTAGTTTCTAACATTGTTTTTTACCTAAAATTCATTAGACAAGGCAGTTGCTCTACCTGCTGAGCTATCGCGGCGAATGGCGACTCCGAGGGGATTTGAACCCCTGACCTCAGCCGTGACAGGGCTGCGCGATGACCAACTACGCTACGAAGTCATATTAATGAAAGGGTAGGTTGGATTTGAACCAACCCTTTCAGGAATACGGTTCAGACCCCGTTTAATAGGTCAGACAACCTTTGATACTATAATAAATTTAACTTATAATCTATTTTTTAATTCAATATAGTATCCAACAAAATCAGCTTTGCCAAATCCCGGGGTTGATAGATTTCTTTTAGCTAATTGATTAAAATCCATATTATATATAATCTTACGAGCCTGTTCGTTCAGTGGCTCTATAAAGAAGAACTGTAAATTGGTATTCTCTACCATGTCTTTTATTTTATCATAATCTTTTCTTGTGAAGAATTTATTATAATCTTTATAACCTTGGCGCCAAGTCGCAATTTCCCAATTTTCATCCACATACTTTCTTGAGGCTGGAGTTGCGTTATGTTGCCAAATATTGAAATCTGGATGTGAGATAGGTGGCGCTTTAAGCAACCTATAATTAGGTAAATTTTCACTATCATATTTACAGTTCTTTTTTACCCAAATTTGAAATACACATCTGACACAATAGTCTTTGCCATTTTCGATAAACGAGTTTTCATCTAAGTAGAAGAAGTCTACCAGTTTAAAATCTTTATTTAATTGAGACTGAACACTCCATTTCATAAATGTTACTGGCACAATAAACGCAATTATATCTGAAACTTGGGCGCACTTGTTAAAGAACGCGATTGCCAATGAACACTTCTTACCGAATGGTGGATTACCAACTGTAATATAGTTTGACTTGTTAAGTTCAACCTTTAAGAAATCAGCTTTAATAATATTTTCAGCTTCTGGTTGAATATCATATGCTTCACAATTATCCAGTAAAGAACTAAACTTTCCATCACCAGCACTTGGTTCCAAGAAAAAACTATCTGGACTAAGACTTATCCTATCGTTTAAAAACTTAAGACAGGCCTTAGCAACTTCTGTTTTTGTATAGAACTTATCTAATGAATTCCTTTTAGCCATTTTTTTCTCCTTTTATAAACACTCTTAAAGTTAGATAGTTTCTCCCAAACCTTTATTTCCAATGCTTCAGCAAAATATTGATTGTTTGCCTTATTTCTTGGCATAGAGAACTCCTTTCATATTTAGACTACGCCATTACCATATGTGGTGGAGTATTCGGGGAACGACCCCGAGTCCAACGAACTCGCGTCCGCTGTCGAATCAATTATACCCCAAATAATTATTCAAATTCCCATCTAAATCCATAGGCTTGTTGCCTATTATCTAAATGTCTAGCAGCTCTTCCTATAACATAAGAAACTTTAGCTAAGTCTGTTATCTTTGTTTTCCCAATGGACTGAATCCATTCTCCAGCTTTCCATTGCGAGGGAAAGGTCTTTATAATCTCTCCGGTTTTCATATCGTAGGCAACTACTTTATTGCCTGTCGATAGGGCATGAGCATCTTTGTTGATTACAATTCCATTATTATTAAGAATTCTTCTAATTGATTTTTTATCATATCCCAATTCAGAAGCAACTTTGTTGATGACTTTGTATTTGTCATACAGCTCTATAACTTTTTCTTGGTCAATCGTTCTTCTACCTTCTCCTCCGAGAGTAGCATTATAGCCATTCTTATAGGTATTTAATTCTTCAATCCAATGCACTTCTCTTTCTGTTAAGAGAGACTCGTCACATTCTTCCAAAATAGATATTGAAAAATTATCAATACCATATTTCTTCATTGCTCGATACAAAGGTCGGTTTGGAAACTTATTGATAGCCTTTATGTGCTCTTGGAATCTATGCTCGATAGTATAAATTGTGCAACCAACATACTTCTTGCCGTTGATTTTGTTTTCAATGAGGTAAATATAACCTTGCATTAAAATCAACTCCGTTTATATTTAGCAATTTAGTTTAAACAGCACCGCCACGTGAAGGCATTGCTTTTGGTGCCGTGGAGGCAGTGGGAACCGACCCCACAGAAGTAACAGTGCACGTTGGCTTTAAGTTACCCCACAACCTTGTCTACCCCCATAAAATGTGTTTCTAAAAATTGAACTGATTCGAACTATCACCAAGCATAAGGAGAGAAGAGAGAGGAGGAGGAACTTGTAAGAAAGGAAAGAAAAAATAATAATAATAATAATAATAATAAAATGAATAAGCTCCTCTCTCAACTCTCTATAAAGAGTATAACTCTTTTTTAAGAAAAAATCAAATTTTGTTTGCTATCCATTAAGGATTTTTAGAAATTGTCTTTTCCTTTCATCTTTATACTATAAGTATATAATAAATTTAAAAGAAAATCAATTTTCCTTATTTTCGGATTCTTCTTTTATTAGGTTCGATTCAAGAATTTTACGCTTTTCTCCTATACTGAGTAGTAAGTTAAGTACAATACCAAAAATGGCGGCGCCCGCAACAGCAGGAACTGACATACCAAAGAAATCTAATGTACCACCATATACATAGTTAACTCCAAGTCCAATGACCATAATAGTAGCAATAACTGCTATATTTTTTGAACTAAACATATCACACTTCTTCTCAATAAGAATTGCAATACCTTGCGCGGCAATTGCGCCGAATAGATAAATTTCCAATCCTCCAATAACTGCAAGTGGAATTGCATATATAACGCTAATTAGAGGAGTAAAACAAGAGATTGCCATAGCAAGTATAGATGCTACAATTAATACAGGAACACTAAATACTTTAGTAATTGCCATAGTGCTAATGTTTTCACCATAGTTTGTGCCGGCGGGACCACCAATGACACCTGAAATCATATCACATATACCATCACCAATAAGATTTCGGTCGAGTAAATTTGCCATTTTATATTTATGTTTGCCTTTTTTGTGCGCCAAATCATTAACATATACGTCAAGTTGATATATGTGCGCAGTTGACTCTGGTATTGTGGCTATTGCAACTGGCATAATAGCAAGAACAGCCTCCCATGATACCTTAGGTAACGAAAAAGCAGGTAAAGCAAAGATACTTCCATCGCCAAACTTCCAAGTGGACGCGGCCAATGCCTCAGGTGGTAAACTGCGGAAGAGATTTTCTCCTCCAAATTGATAAATAAGGAATGCAGTTATACATCCGACTGCGGCACCTAAAAGAAGTGGTAATTGCCCCAAAAATCCTTTAAGATACCGTGAAAAGAAGATAGTAGAAAGTAATGTTGCAAGAGATACAACCCAAATCCAATTTGAACCGCCATTTGGTGCCGCATCTGAAAGAGCGTTGCCCGCGAGAGTTAAACCAATAATCATTGCTATCGGCCCCGTAACGGAAGGCGGTAAAATTTTATCTACTATGTCACGATTTACGAACCTTACTAGTAGACCTGCAACAATGGATACTAAACCGGAAGCAATAATACCAAATTGTGCAATCTGTATTCCTTCTATTGGTAATATCCCATTAACTTTGGCAAATCCTTGCGCCGCCATCAATCCTGATATGGCTGGAAGATATGCAAAACTGGAACCATAGTACAGAGGAATCTTCTTACCGGTAATTAGTATGAAGAAAAGGGTGGCAATACCACTCGCGAAAATCGTAGTTGATACTTGAAATCCTGTAATCAACGCGACCGCAACCGTGGCGGGAAACATGACAATGACCTGCTGCAACGCATAAAGTAATAATTTCCCAAGTGGTGGACGTTCATCTGGTAAATAGCCAATTGTTTGGTTTCTCAATGGGGGTGTCCTCCTTATATATAATGTATTTACTTTAATAAAAATTCTCTTTGAAGCGTAATTTGATACATAATAAAACTATCAAAGTTTGGTAGAGTTTTTACCCATTTCCAAAATTCTGGTGAAAGTTCATTAAAGAATGTAGAAAAATCAACTTTAGGCTCTATAAAAGTTCCTAAAAAATCGTCTTCCTTTTCAGTATATAATTTTATTGTTTCATGTTTCAATTTTATAAGAAGTGCGCGCAACACCTGTTGGTACACCATTTCAGAAATTGGTTGGTTAAATAGTAAGTATTCTTTACCCTCTTGGTCTATAGAAAATAGACAGTTTTTACAATTTTTTAAAAAAGAACTGAAGTAACAATTTTCTGATAATGTAGAATTATAAACCATGATTGCGCGCCCCATATAATGAGAATTATAAATATGCGAGCAATTCGTAATATTTGAAGAAGCAGAAATATCTACACTATCTTCTATATTTGATGCGTTTAAGCAATATTTCGAATTACCGATTTCCGATGAACTAAAAATAAAACTCCCTTTTTCAACATCGTTTGAAGAAAAACAAACACTTGAATTATTAATAAATTTACAAGCCTTAATTACTTTTGAGGCAAAGATATTGTTGGAGTCAGAGATTAAATCACTATTTTCAATATTATAAGAACGAAAAACTCTTGTTGAATTTTTAATTCCACAAACTTCATTAAATTTTTCCAATTCCTCTTTTGATACTGGTAAATTTTCTTCTCCCCAAAATAAAAATTCTTTTGGTACGTGTTTATTTTCTAATAATTCTAAGACTTCAACGCCATTTGGGTAAAATCGTTGAAAAAATTTTTTGCCACTTTCGCAAGCATTATATTTTTCTAATAGGTCATATGTTATAAACATTTCTTAGTCTCCGAAATCCAGTGTAGTTTTAATTAACTCTCCTTCGTTATTCTTTTCTATTATATATCCTCGCTCTCTTTCAAGCATAACCAGTTCCATTCGCTTATTTAAAAGTTTTATAAATTGGTTTACGGCATCAGACCGCTTAAAATAAGGAACAATATATAATGAATTTTTTCCAATAAGTTCAGCACCAAGTATGTCGCGCGCGAACCTCAAATATTGAGCATAAGATAATCCTAAAAATCTGGCGACAATAACGTTATATGAACCTTTTGTACCGCCTTCAAAAGGAAACTCATCATGATTTAGGCAAATCACATATTTGCCTTTGTTATAGGGGGATTCTTCAAGATAAAAATATTTCTTCATATTGAAATTTCCTCCTGTAACTTTTTAACTTCTATTTTCTCTTCATCACTTAGTTCACAAAGTTTATCCCAATTTTTTAATCTAAAAATAGACGTATCAAATTCGGGTAGTGGCTGGTTAAACCTTTGGATAGTGTTTTCATCAACCGGTTTCCAGCCAGGAATAATGTACTTCTTTACTGTTCCTGCACTAAAACCAGTCTCACGCGCGACTTGAGAATAATTATGACAAACATAATATTTTTCGTTAAAAACCCTAATATCATCTTGTGTTACTTTATTTGCCATCTTTATCCTCCTTATATTTTATACAATATCGGCAATCAATAGAGGTACATTTCTTACAAATTTCTCCATTGGGTTTGACGCCATTGTTCTCCCAAAGGTTATGTTTCCCGCCAATTGGGTCTTCTACTGTTATACTAAGACAATCTTTCATGTCAAAACTCAAGTTTTTTCGGAGTAAATCATAAATTTCTTGTTGCTGCTTCATTGAAATCTTACCAACCGAAAATACTACTGTATAACCGCAAGATTTATCCATCATATATAATCTCCATTTTCTTATTTCTATATATAGTATAACAGAAATTTTTTAAAAAAGCAAATTTAAAAAAGAGAG